CGCTTTTCTCACGTCATGGCTATTGCTCCTAATGCTAGCAGTAGCATCATCATGGGCAATACTTCTCCAAGTGTTGAGCCATATCGAGCAAATGCTTACAGACAGGATACCCTTTCTGGAGCGCATCTTAACAAGAACCGCTATCTAGATCAACTGATTAAATCTAAGATTGAGTCAGGCGAAACAAAGCAGGACTATGATGAAGTGTGGTCAAGCATCATCGCAAACGATGGTTCTGCGCAGCATCTAAGGTTTTTGTCACAAGATGAACGTGACGTTTTTAAAACGTCCATGGAGATTGATCAACGTTGGGTAGTCGAGCACGCTGCTGATCGACAAAACTTCATTGATCAATCTCAGTCAATTAATTTATTTTTCCGTCCTGATGCAAACATTGTATACTTGCACGCAGTACACTTTTTGGCATGGAAGAAAGGCATGAAGACTTTGTACTACTGTCGGTCTGAGAAACTTGGTAAGGCAGACAGAGTATCAAAGCGGATTGAGCGCGAAGTTATCAAAGAGATAGATATGAGCGCAATGGTGAATGATGAAGAATGTATTGCATGCGAGGGTTAAATGAGTGGGTATGTAAAGGATATAATCCTATCGGAAAAATCACTTGAGCAAGCAAGGGAATACTACAAAACTCATGATTGGCAAGAAGTATGGCAATACTATAATTTGTTCCACTTACAAAGGATTGACATACCTCAAGAAGATTATGATCTAGAGTTTCTAAAAGAACTACATACTTACTCTAGAAAATCCCATAACATTGGTTGTTACTTTTTAAAATATCCAGCTGGGTCTTTTACAAGAATACACGGCGATAATGAATCAGAAATGACTATCGTCACCATGCTTGATTCTAAAAATCTAGTTGGTGGTGAGTGTATCATTATGGGTGAATATGAGTCTCCTGGGAACAGACCTTCAGATTATCAATGCGGAAGGCATGAGGGAGAAACAAAAGAACCGCCATATGGCAAAGATATTGTACCAGATTTAGTCAACTTAGATAATGGCGAGAGTATGGTATATGGACCAGAACTGAGGCACGGAGTCACGAAAGTGTACGAAGGCGAACGTATTGTATTGATTGCTTGGTTTAAAAACGGAGATAGGAAGAGAGGAAATGAAACCTAGTCTAATAAACGAAAGAGAGTATTTCAAACCATTCAATTATCCATGGGCATATGAAGCATGGTTAAAACACGAACAGTCCCATTGGTTACACACGGAAGTACCAATGGCAGAGGACGTCAAGGATTGGCAACGTAAACTGTCGCACGAGGAAAAAGCATTCCTCACAAATATTTTTAGATTCTTTACTCAAGGCGACATCGATGTTGCTGGCGGTTATGTCAACAACTATCTCCCTTACTTTAAGCAACCAGAAGTGCGTATGATGCTTGCTGGTTTCTGTGCGCGCGAGGCACTACATGTCGCGGCATATTCTCATCTCATCGAGACTCTGGGTATGCCCGAGTCAACATACAATGAGTTTCTAGAATACGAAGCGATGCGCGAGAAGCACGATTACTTCATGGATCTGTCGAATAAGAACGGCACTCCGGAGTCAGTAGCAACTAATATTGCTGCGTTCTCAGCGTTTACTGAAGGCATGCAGTTGTTCTCTTCTTTTATCATGCTGCTCAACTTCCCGCGTCACGGCAAGATGAAGGGCATGGGTCAGATCGTAACTTGGTCCATCGTCGACGAGACTATGCACGCCGAGTCAATGATCAAGTTGTTCCGCACCTACGTTGAAGAGAATATCGAGATCTGGAACGACGACCTGAAGTCTCAGATCTATGTCATCGCAGAGAAGATGGTTGCCCTAGAAGATAAGTTTATTGACCTCGCGTTTGCGATGGGTCCGATGGAAGACCTGACCTCAGAAGATGTCAAGAAATATATTCGATACATTGCTGATCGTCGTTTGATCTCACTCGGTATGAAAGGTATCTTCAAGGCAAAACGTAACCCGCTGCCTTGGGTTGAGGAAATGATCAATGCACCTACGCACACGAACTTCTTTGAGAACCGTGCTACTGATTATGCTCGCGGTGCGTTAACTGGCGACTGGAAGGATGTTTGGGGTTGTGCTGCCTAAGTTAGATCCGGCATATCATGATAAGGTGGTCAGGGAACAATTAATACCTGACCACCTTGCTGAACAACTACCAAGCGAAGAAGAGATGTGGTTGCTTGGTAGTAAAACTAAAACTGGTTGGGTGTGTAAGAAACAGGAATGGACGCCAAGAAGATATGTACACCGCTGCCCTGACCTAGTTGAGTCTGGTATGTCGCCAGAAATATTAGAAACTATGCGGCATCAATTAAACTGCGAATTTATCGCCATGTTCGCTTCTGACGCAGTTACTACCACTGGAAGTTTAAATTGGCATATAGACGGTTATCACGTTTGGGCATTTAATATTGAAGGTACAACTGAGTGGGAATGGTTTGATATTCAAGAGGGCAGGTTAAAAAGTATTGTGTTAGAACCTAAAAAGAATATGATTAGCATGCCTTCTGGTGTAACTCACAGGGTCAAGTTGATAACTGAGCACCGCATGTCAGTGAGTATAATTAGAGAGGCAGATATAAGGGACCTCGCTTAATGGAAGAAGATACATACTACATAATTTGCGAAGTGTGCGACACCGAGTGCGAACTCACGGTTCATGAAGTTGATGAGATCCCTGCGTTCTGTCCGATGTGTGCCGCACCTATAGAAGTCGATTGATGACTTGGACATATAACGGTGAGGTATATAATACATTGCCGGAAGATTATTATGGGTTCGTCTACATAATAACTGAAAAAGAAACCCAAATGAAATACGTCGGTAAGAAATTCTTCTACCGAACCAAAACCCTCCCCATCACCAAGACTCGCAAACGGCGCAAGAAAACACTTGTGGAAAGCGACTGGAAGACCTACTGTGGTTCCTCAGAGCGCGTACAGGAGTTAGTAGAGTCAAAGGGGTTAGATGCCTTTACCCGTGAGATACTGCACCTCTGCAAGACGAAGGGAGACTGCGCATACTATGAAACCAAAGAACAGTTTGACCGTGAAGTGTTACTGAGAGACGATTATTACAATGGTATAATTAATTGTAGGATCTCAAGAAAACACTTGAGTGTGAATAAGTGAATTACTAAATATTTTCATGACAGAGGTTATGTATGATTACTGAAACCCAACAGGGCACGAAGTCTCGCCCTGAACTATATGAAATGCTGGAAAACATTGCGAAAGCAAAATCAAGAAAGGATAAGATTGATCTAGTGAAGTCTTATGTAGGAACGTACCAAGCGTTCGCTGATTATTTGCGATGTGTATTTGATCCCCGCATCAGCTTTCTGCTGCCAGAAAGTCGCCCACCCTTTGACCTTGCTGACGAGCAACACGTGCCTTCCACGTGGCATAAGCAGCACATGAATCTCAAGTATTTTGTTAAAGGTGGTCCGAACGTGCACGAACTGAAAAGGGAAACAATGTTTATCGGCATGTTAGAATCAGTACACCCTCGAGACGCAGAAATTCTAGTAATGATGCTCGCCAAAAGAACAGATTGTAAGGGACTAACTGAGAAGGTCGTACAAGAAGCGGCACCTCAGTTGTTGCCTGCTTAGGAGGATATCATTACGAGATAACCGTGAGGAACATTGTTGTTATGGTTTGCTAACTTAAACTATTAGGAGTCGCCTATGGTAACTACAAATCAATTAGAAAGGTTGCGCAAGGACAGCGCTGAGTTACAACACTACATTCACAAACTGAATAGGAAAGGTAAAACTGACATAGCACACAAGGTGGAGAGAAAACGAGATTTTCTAAACTCCTACATCTCGGAACTCCAAGACTCCCTCACGGTTAATTAAGGAAGGTGATCTGTATCTCGTGCCCTCACTTCGGTGGGGGCATCGTTTATTTTATGGCTTTACTTTTTGTATAAATTCAGTATAATAAAGCCATCGCTGCCCAGGAAAACTAATACTATGCCAACATACGATATAAGAACAAAAGAAGGAGAAGAAAAAGAAGTATTTTGTTCTATCTCTACTATGGAAGAAAATGTAAAATCAGGAGAGTGGGAAGTTTTACATAAAGGTTCTGCTAACCTAGTCACTGGCATTGGCGGTACACTTTCTAAAGCACCTGATGGTTACAAAGATTTATTAAAAAATATCAAGAAGAACTCAGGGTATCATAACACAATTAAAGTATGACTCAAACTAAAAGACATCGCCAAGAGTCTAACTTTAAAATCCGTATAGATAATCTTTGC